ACTGGTGCCGCCGCTGGCCGCCGCGGTGGCCTGGGTGCTCGCTTTTTGGGCTCTGCCACAGCCACAGCCGGCGCCGCTGGCTCACCTGGCAGCGCCGCAAACCCCGCCGCGATCCACGCCTTGGCCTGTTTGTCCTCGACCTCATAAACCCTGTCGCTGCGCAGCACGCCCGCTGGGCTGGCAGATGTCGTGATCATGCGAATCTTCACGCTATCTCCTTGGTATAATGGCCAGCCGGCGCGCGGGTGGGAAGGATTAACCACCCGGCGCCGGCCCTGCCTACCCGCAAAGGTATCCTGGTGGGGTTGCCGCCCTACGCTGGCACCGCCTGTGCGGTCAGCGGTTGCTTTTTGGCGCCCGTCAGCACCGCCACAGCCGATATCAGGGCCGCCGACGTGTTGGCAACTGGCGTGATCGTCAATCGGGTGTAGCGTTTGCCGCCCACATAGCCCAGCTTCCGCGCTTCGTTGTCATCGGCAAACGTAAACGCCGCGCCAGCCTCGGTGCCGATCAGGCCGCTATCGGCCACAGCCGCAGCGTCAGATAGCGCCGAGTCATCGCCATCTTCCAGCAGCACCGTAAACGTGGCGTCAGCGTCAGCCAGGCTGCCAGTGCAGATGCCGTACGTCACGCCTTCAAACCCGGCGCGGTCAATAATCGCGCCCACCAGGGCCGTGGTATCGGCCACGCTCTGTGGGGAAATGGCCCGTCTGATTTCCATCGAACCTGCGTCAAAACTCATGGTATCGCTCCCGCTTGGGGTAGTCTGTTTGTATGTAAACCGCCAGGGCCCCAGGGCACTGTGCCCTGGGGCGCCTGGGGGGAAACTCACTAGCTGCCCGCCAGCTGCACCCGTGCAAACGCCGCTTCAAGCACCGGCATGCCATCGCCAAAGTAGCGGCCCACGTAGCCCACCTGGTTATTGATGGCGTAAAGCTCATTCAACCGCTGCACCTCCATCGCCATCAGGTCAGCTATGTAATAGCCGGCGCGGAAATTGCCCAGAATGCCCACGTACTGGCTGGCGCTCAGCGTGTTGGGCGCATACTCCGACTCATACACAGGCATCCCCAGCAGTCTGTCCGGCGCATCCGCCGCCAGGCTGGGTTGCCAATAGTAGGTGTCGTTACCCTTTAGCTGGGCGATCTGGCTGAGCAAATCGCGGTGCCAGATCCAGCTAGCACCAGCACGTTGGGCCTGGGCCACCTTATACTTGGTGGCAAACAGCGTAGATGCCGCGATAGCCGTCGTGGTGGCGCCGGTGCTAACGTCCCGGCTGGTACTAACGCCCTGGTCGCTGGCCGTAAACACGCCCAGCGGCTGGTCGTCACCCGTACCGGTCAGGTACGCCTTCTCCTGCGTCACCGCGAACTTATACGCCAGCCGCTCGCCCACCACCGCGTCCACGTCAATTGGGCTGCTCAGCAGCAGCTTGATACTGCTCTTGAGTAGCTTGCTGGCCAGGTGCGGTGTAAATTCCCGCAGCCCGGTTGTCATCGCCGTATCTTCATCGACCGTCACAATCTCAGCGGTCCAATCGCCATCTTCTGGATCCGACTCAATCGTAGGGAAACCCAGGCCGCCAGCCTGCGTCACCGGCCAGACCGTGGCCAACTGGCGAATGCTCACCAGGTTGTCCATATTCTGGATCAGATTTGCCATAAAACGGGTGGGGGCCCAGTAGCCGCCGCCCGCCTGGTTGGCGGTGCCCAGCGCCCGCACCTCCGCCACCGCCCGCGTCTCTGCCTCAGTGTAGCTGGGCCGAGAATCGGTGAGGAAACGGTTGAACGCCCGCTCATAATCGGGACTCAGCGCCGCGTAAAACTGCGCCGTTTTTCCCGTGCGCTCAAGCCGCAGGTTATTGCGGCCCAGCTTAAACGACACCTGATCAGCGCCGGCTGCCCGCTGGTCGGATCCGCCGCGGTGCTCCAGCGCGTCTGGTGCGGTTTGCCGCTGCACCACCTGGTCCTGGGCTGCCTGCATTTCCGCCATGAGGCGGCTGCGATCCTCCGCCGCGTTGGCCGCTGCCACCGCGTCTTTGGCCGCACATTGTTGCGCCCACATTGTGTCCCACTGGGCCTGCTCCTCGGTGGTGAATAACCGCCCCTCAGCGGCTGCCTTATCGCTCAGCTCCTGCAAATCGTGCGTAAGCTGATTGCGCACTTCTTGGGTCTGTGTAGCTAGTGCTGTTGGCATCGTTCCTGGCTCCCTGTTTAGCGTGGAGCACAACAGCCGGCAGATTCCGCAGATAGCGTGGCCAGCGGTTGCGCGTGCAATCGCATCAAAACCACGCCCGCCCAGCGAACGCCGTAAGATAGTCCCGCGGTCTTGGTCACTTTGGCCCAGCCATCGTCACCAGCCGCCACCCCCTGTATACGCCACCGTGTGAGGCGGTGGCAAGTCTAATTCCGCGCCGGGTGGATCCCGGCCACTCGAGCTATCAGCCACTCAGCCGCCCGCCAGGCCCCCAGGCCGTCTAGGATCGGGTTTGCCCAGCAGCTCAGCACGCAATATCCCGCCAGGTGCGGTGGGCGGTGGTGGGCCGCGTGGGCCTCGCGGCCCTGGATGATTCCCGTGGCCTGGGCCGCCCGCACGATCCGCCCAGGGTTGGGGCGGTGCTGCATCGCGTGTACCTCGTTGGCCGCCGCCAAAAAAACGCACGCCAGCAGCCAGGGCCCTGACCCCAGCAGCAGCCACAGGCACAGCCCCAGCACCGCAGCAGGTGGCGCGGTGGTGCTGGATCGCAGCCACGCTGGAGAATCCAGCATTGCCAGCGGCTTGCGGTGGTGGCGCAGATTCGGCGCAGATATAAGCGGTCCCACAATCGGCCACTCTGGCCGGCTGTAGCGGTCCTCCCACCAGTGGGCCACCCCGCTCGCCAGATCTGCCAGCAGCCAGGCTGTGGCCACGTATCCAATGGCGTACAGCACGCTGCCCCCTTAGGCGCCGCCCGCCAGCTCCCACTCCACCTGGGCCAGCAGCAGCTCTCGCTGGCGGTGGGCCCTGGCCAGGTCCGCCGCCGCGCGGCCCTGGCGCTCCAGATAATCGCCAACTCTGTGCCGCAGCTCGCGGCCCTCGGCGGTGGTGCCCAGATAGGCTGGCTCACTGACCGGCCCCACGTCGAACAGCTCCACGCTGCGGATTTCCCGCACCGTCAGATCCCCCTCTGTGTGCAGCTCATCGCCACCCTCCAGCACCGAAAACCCAAAGCTAGAGCCCCGCAGGTCCGCGCGATCCAACAGGGCCAGCACCTGCGGGCCATCGGCGGTGCCCATATTGGGTTCCACTTCGTATTCCAGGCCCTCCTCAGTATCGCGCAGCTCGAGGGTGCCGTTACCCGTTCGGCCCAGTATACGGCTCATATCGTGGTTAAACAGGCTCAGCACGTCCCTGGCTTGCTTCTCGACACCGGCAAACGCGCCCGGCAGGATCCGTTCGACCATCCCCGGCCACAATTCGTACTGCGTCCCCGCATCGCCAGCACGATAATACACCGCCCCCAGCCCCCGTATCGTCCTCGGCTGGCCCTCCCGCTGCTCGCTGGCCCGTAGCGTCACCGCCTTCGCTCTGCGCTCTATCATCTTCCCGGCCCTCCAGCCTGTTATCATGCCGCGGCAGCATCGCCACCCGGCGCGTCCTGTGATCGTAAAGCATGCCAACTGCTCACCTCCCGCAAAATGTCCTGCCGCCTGTCTGCGCTCCTGCGGTCCACTTGCTCCACCAGCCCGCTAGCGGTGGCCTGGCCGCTCCACTCCACCCAGCTAGCCAGCCCTGCGGTGCAATAGTCCCGCGCCTCGGCCACTGGGTCGAAAACCAGCCCCACCTCCGCCAGCATCGCCGCCACCGGCACCAGGTCCGCCTGGTACTTGGCCCGCTGCCGCTTGTAAAACGCCTCCACCCGCTCCAGCCACCGCTTGGGCGCCGCCGCCGCCGCCGCCAGCTCGCTGGCCTCTTTGCTTAATGCCCTCACCGTGGCCGCGTGCAGCATCTTACCGGCTGCCTTTAGCACCGCCGCCCGGTTGGCGCTGGCCTGCTGGGCACCGCCGCCAGGCCCTGTGATCGGTACGCCGCCGGCTGCCGCCCCCGCGTCTGGGGCCGCGCCCGCAGGATCCACCCCCACCGCCGCTGCGTCCTGCATATTCGCAGGCGTCAGGTATACGTCCCCGCCCTCCACAGGCTCCAGCCGCTCGGCCCGCCTGATATCGTTGGCCGAATAGGCCCCCCACTGTCGCATCTGCGCATACCAGGTGCCGCGCTTGCCCACGTCGGCCCGCAGCATCTGTTCCACCAGGTGATCAAACACCACCAGGCCCAGCTGCGCTGGCTCCACCAGCTTTGCCTCCGCCTCCTGCTCCCACCGCAGCAGCCAGGGCAGCAGCCGCCTGATAAAGTCCAGGCCCTGCTCCTCGATATTGCTAAACGTGGCCTTCTCCAGATCGGCCAGCATGTGTGGTGGCACCCCAAACCAGCGGGCCACTTCGGACACCTGGAACTTGCGTGTCTGCAGAAACTGCGCATCTTCCGGAGGTATGCCAGTTGTTCTCCAGGTGGCCCCGCGCGTCAGGATCTTCACCTTGTGCGCGTTTTCGGGCCCCGTCGTCATGGCCCACTCATCCTGCCACTCGCGCAGCTGCTTGGGCGATAGCGCGTTGGGCACCTCCACGAGGCCGCCAGGCGTGGCGCGGTTGGAAAATAGGCTGGCGCCGAAACGCTCCGCCGCCACGCCCAGACCGATTGATTCCCTGGCGTAGCCAATAATACTCTGCCCCCAGATGCCGTCCCCCTTAAATCGCACGTTGAACAGATCCCGCGCTGGCAGCGTCTTACGCTGCGTGGGCCTGCTGCCGTCCGCGTATTGCTGGGGCTGGTCGATCTCATACACCAGCTCCCCAGCCGCCGTCCGCGCCGGGTGCACGCGCGATGGGTGGATCGGCCACAGCCAGGCTGGCTGGCCGTTGCCGCGGCGCTGGATCTCGGCGGGTGCGTTGCCCCACATCAGCGCCCGCGCCGTCTGCAGCTCTCTAAACGCATAGGGCAGCTGCTCAGGGTTGGGCTGCACGTTTAATATCCGAAGCACCGGGTGGGTCGGCTCACTAGCGTACCCCTCAGCCGTCACCCTCTGGGCCACCCAGGGCAGGCTGGCCACCGTCTCAGATATCAGCGCCACCGCTGCCCAGACCGCAGAATAATTCAGCGCCGTTGCGTTATTGATCGGTACGCCGGCGCTGGTGGGTGCGTCCAGCAGCCAGCTGCTGCCCTCTCCCATGCCGCTTGTGACCGTCAGCCGCGCCCGCGCCTCCAGCACCCCACCGATGGCCCTGCTTAGTATCCCCACAATCAGACTCCTCCGCCGCCGGGTGGCCTCTCCCACACCTCCCACAGCACCGCCAGCAGCAGCACCACGCCGCCGGCTGCTGCGATGGCGTACCCTGGGTGGATCATCCACAGCCCAGATACTACCAACAAACACCCCGCAGACGCCAGGATATCCCGCACCATAGCAGCTCTCTCCTGTCTGTTAGCGCCCCAGCGCCCCGCTACACCGCGCCCACGTGCAGGCCGCCGCCATCGTCGCCTGGCGCCATCTGTGGCATATACGCCATAATCGCCGCCACCATGCCGTCCACTTTACGTGGGCTGCCGCGCTTCTCTTTTATCGGGCGCTGGTTGCCGTTGGCATCTGTACTGATCGACAAATTCAGCGCGTGGGCGCCCAGTATCGGGTGCCCCGTGTGCACCACCTCACCACTGGCCAGGCCCGCCAGTAGCCGCTTGGTGGGCTCCGAAAACGAGGTATAATTCTGCTGAAACCGCAGCATATCCAGCCCCTCCTCCGCCATTTTCCCCGCCACCGCCAGCGCGTTGAATGGATCATAGCACACCGTCTGAAACCCCCAGCGCTCCGCGTATTGCATCACCCGCGCCATAATCTGCCACTGCTGGAGCACTGGGCCGCCTTGAATCTCGATATACTTATCTCGCGCCAGTTGCCGATAGGGCAGGCGGTGGCGGTCGCTTTTCTTGTCCAGGCCCTCGCTGGGCACCCAGAAATAGGGCAGCAGCAGCACCCGCGGCAGCGCCGCCGGCAGCCAGGCGGGATCCGCCGGCGCCAGGTCCGCCTCCCACGCTGCCCAGTCTGCGTCCATCGCCTCGGTGCCGCCGGCTGGGTGCTCCAGCAGCCAGGCCGCCTCCCACGCTGTGCGCCGCTGGGCCACCGCCGCCGCCAGGCCGTCCTCCTCGGCCTGGTCGCTCACGTCGAACGCCACCACCAGGCTGGCCAAGTCCTCGTGCTCCGCCAGGTCCATCGCTGCCGAACAATCCAGGCCCTCGAGTGATCCATAGGTAGCATAGTATTCGCGCCGCCAGGGTGTGGCCTCCTCGGCCCAGTAGCGCAGCGGCCCGTGCTCTGGTAGCTCCTCGTCGATCTGGCCCACCATCCGCACCCTCCGGCTGGCCCACCGCTCACTTTCT